TGGACTGCTAATTCTCTTTTCTCTTCTTCACTGGCACTCGCTAGATCAAATTCTTTGAATCTGCCTTCTCTCAATGCTCTGATACGTTCGTCCTGTCTACGTTTCTGGTTGGCCAGTTCCCTGTCATAGATCGCCGCACGTTTAGCCGCCGCATCTTCTTCAATCTTCGCTATCCTGTCAGCGGCCTCTTGCTCGCTGTAGACCTTGTTTTTCAACGCCTCTTGTATGAGTTGTTTTCTCTCTGCTTCTATTCTGATTACTTTGTCAAAACCTGTCTCTCCCAGTAGATCAATTTCATCAAGTGCTGACTTGTTCTTCTTGACGAACTCGTCCATAACCTTGATCTCTTCTCTGATCTGCTCAAGTTTTTCTTTACGTGCTTTTTTTTCAACGTCAAGCACCACCGCTGATCTCATCACACCGTCCGTGTAGGTGTCTTGGACCTCATTCAATTTTGCTATTTGTTCTTCAGTGCCTATCAAGTCGTCTACCAGTTCATCAATCTCGTCTCTGAACACAGTAAGGGCAGCCAGTGCCCCAACGGCTATGGCCGCAAACAATGGGTTCTTATACATCGTCTTGGTCAGTGCCGAGACGATGGTCCTCATAGCCAGTAGCGTGTTGGCCAGTTTGATGAATTGATTGGCTATGATAATGATACCCAGTCCCCCAAACACCACTTTCAATACGCCAACGTTTGCCCTCAAGAACTGGACAGCCTCACCTGATTTGATGACCGCGGTTGCTAACCCTTCACCCACCTGTTTGGCGAATGCGTCTATGCCATCTTGGTTCTCGTCAAAGAATTTGTTCAGATCACCCAGTTCGCCTTTTAGTGCTTCAAAGAATGATTCGTTGACCGCTGTCTGGAATTTGAAGAATTTGTCTCCCAACATAGATAGAGTTCCCTCTAACGTGTTGGCGAACTCCTCGGCAGCGTTTCCAAACTCACCACCCTCACCAAATATCTCTTTGAATCTTCTGATGGTCTCTTCTTGTGTGATCCTCACACCTGACTGAAAGCCAAGTAGTGCTAGGACACCTCTTTCTCTGAATAGGTCCGCCGCACTCGCACCACTGGAGAATGCTCTCTGTAGTTGCTCACCTGTAGTCCTGAAATCAAGTCCTGCCACCGCGGCTATGTTCGCCGTCAGTTTCAAGTTCTCGCCCAGTTGTTCAGCGTCGTCTGATACGACAGCCAAGTTTCCTGATGCCAGTGCTATCTCCTGTAGGCTGAACGGCACGCCCGCCGCAAAGTTCGTCAGCGTTTCAAATGCCTTGGCACCTTCTTGTGCTGAACCAAACAAGAACTTGAATCTTAACTGTAGTGATTCAACTTCTTTACCTACGCCGATCAGTCCCCTGACGAATTTGACGGTTCCTATCGCCGCAAGCGAAATGGCAGCGGCTTTGGCCGCTGTGCCTAGACTAATCAGGGCACGATTACTGTTGCCAAGTCCACGCTCTAAATTACGTAGTTGATTCTGTCCTTGGACCTTAACACCTATGTTGTAATCTTGTTGTGTCATCTTTTACGTATCTTACTCTGTTGCCTCGCTTTCTTCATTGCCTTGTTGTTGGCCTCATTTTCTAGTTTGATATATGCTAACCACATATCAATCTCCAATGTTGATAGTTTCATTACCTCTGACAGACTCATTTTCAATCTGTCAGCCAACATCAGTAGAAACTTTAACTCACCATTGGCATCTATTCCTTTGCTAGATCATCTACCCTAGGTTTCAGTGATGCGTTGTTAATCGTGCCCGCGATCCTGGTGATCACTGCTGGATCAGCCTCTTTCATAAGCACTATTCTGTCCGCTTCGTCAAAGATCTTCCTGCCATCTTTGTCAATGGCCTTCTGTATCAGTGATTCTACCAATGCGTCAACCACCTTGCCCTGTGATTGTAATTCAATCACCTTGGCTTCAGTTTCAAACGGGTATGTCCTCTTGTAGAATATGTCCATCTCCCATTCTGGCACGTTCATTTTCAGTAGATCACCATTGATCTCCCTGTGATAGTGTTTGGTTATTTTCTCTATTGTTTTCATCTTCTTTTACCTTTCTGGCGTCTTGCCACTTCCCTGAAGGCTGGCCGAGTGAAACCTTCTGGTGCTTGTTTAGAATATCCCTTATCAAGTCTTGATATGTAGGGTTGAGTGTTCTTCAGTTGATACACGTTGTTGCCTGTAGCGGCCTTCACTTGTCCCACCTGTCTCAATCTCCAATCATTCCTCGCCCGACCTGATCTTTTTGGTGTTTTCTGTTTCACCGTGTTAAAAAGGTCCTGGGATATCAAGCGAACCGTCTGATTCAAAATCCGTTGTAAATCAGCGATTGCTGTTGTCGTTCTTGGTTTAACTTTAACTGTTATCACGTATATTACGTAGCCGCTATTGTTAAACCGTTGCCTGCTCCATCATTCGTTCCCTGGAAACTACACGTAGCCTCTACCATTCCGTCAAATGTTGACGTTATGGAGAAACCTGTGATGATCACTTCACCTGAAAGTGTCATACCAGTTGTCTCACCTGATGGGTATAGTTTGATAGTTGCCGGGCTCGCACCTTGCGTTCTTAATGCTTGTTGAGCACCATCGCTATCTCTTAAGAACAAATCCATTGTGCCGGAAAAGTTCGTAAGTCCTGCTTTGTATGATCTCACACCGCCTGACGACATATTTGTATCTTCAATTGTCTCTGTCTCTAAATCCAAACTGAAACTTCTTACAGAAGCCACGTTCGTTAAAGAATCGCCAACATCAAATTCAACTCTGCCATTCTCACCTGTGTAAGTTGTTGAGTTATAAGCCATATTACTGCTCCTCTATTGTTGTTATAAGATCCTCTGGTCCTGGAGGGTCTTGGTTTACTTTTTTAAGTTCAATTACCTCATCAACCACCACTTTACGTGATCGTTTCTTGGGTTTGAATTGAACTTTAGGTTCGTTGTATGACCAACCTTGTTTCAGTCGCTGTGCCACTTCTTTGTGTCCAACGAGTTCTGAATTTCCTTGTTTATCCCACATCTGTATTCTCATATTATACTACTCCCTTCCTGTAGGTGTATTTCACTTGTGCGTTTATGACCACTTCTCCAAGCGGTGGTTCTCGCTCTATGACTTCAACACCAGTTATGGTTGTGCTGACGTTGTGTATGTTCGCGTCCGTTAGCGTGATGTCTCTGTTCCTTGAAACCTCTAGGGTTTCTTCCACCCTCTCCACGAATTCATTACGTAGGGTGTCTATCTGATCTCCCCTCACATAGCAACGCAGTGAGTAATCTATAGTGCCCTGTCGTAGATCTGTGCTGACATCTTCTCTGGTTTCGTTTAGGGTGTTGATCAACACGGCCGGGAATTGCGTTATCGCTATCTTGGCCACATCAAAGAACACCCTGCTCACTAACCCCGGCGCAGGGTTCGTCATATTCTGTAGTTGTTCCGTTATGTTGTTTGCTACGTTCTCTCTTGCTGACATTATCTTATTAACCTGTTGTTATAGAATGATTGACTTTCCGAGTTGCTGTAAGAGCCATCGCTGTCTAGGTCGTAGCGTATGCCTTCCCTCAACAACAGATTGAACTCCTCATTGAACTTCTCTTTGTAGTAGTCTAGTTTCTCTCTGAAAGCGTCTCTGTCCGGATCAAATGAACTTAACCTTGGGTAGATGTAGTAGTATAGTGTGTAATACACAGACGCTCTCTTGAATTGTGTAGCGTCTAATCTACTGGGTGATAATTTGGTGTTTGATCCAACAACACTGGCGTCCGTAGCACCATAACGGGCTGTGGGCCACCATTCTATATTCAACAATCTAATAATGTCGTCGTATGTCTTTTCGTGTAAGTTGGGTGATGATCCAAAATCTTGTATGCCAAAGTTCTTGATGTCTGGCTCATATTCAAGTATGTCTGAATCAGTAGTAAATTGTGCCATCTGGTTAAAGTCCTTCTTTAATTCGTTAGTGTAAAAGTCCTTCTTTTACGCAGTTATTTATTTTTATATAAAAAAAGGGCGACACGAATGCCGCCCCTTTGTATAGTGGAGGGATCAAATCAATTATTAGTTGATTTGGTTGTCTCCTTGGACTAGAACCGCGTAAGAAGATTTAATAACTGCGTTTCCTCTTGCTGTTGTTCCGATGTATTCCGTCAATCTTCTAGAAGCGTCCCTTTGGGTCTCTAGTCTGATTGGTCTTTTCACAACGTGTCCGAATGCTTGGGGGCTGAATACTGCTCCCAGGGCACCTGTGGCTACTGAATCAGCACCAATCGCTGTTGATTGGAACATCTTCACGTTGTAGATTTTTCCAACAAAAGCACTTGATGATAATAAAGTATTACCAACGTTTGATATCGCGCCTGCCGCACCTGAAGCCGCATAACCCGCGTTAGTTAAAACTTTCGCGATGTTGTATGCTTGTTTCGGGTGTAATACACAGAAGTAATCTCCATCAGCGTCAGTGGGCGCAGAGTTGCCTCTTAACTCGTAGACTGCTTTTAGGATTGTGTCTGGTGTAAGTTCAACTGCCGCATCACCAACGATCTGTGATAGATTCGCTTGTGTGAATAAAGCGAAAGCATCTGCGTCAATTTTTTCCGCTAATGCTCCACCTATCATCACACCCACATCAGATCCCATATTTCTAGATGTTGACTCTGCTAATAAGTCAGATACGTCAACTCTAGCCGCGATCTCTGATGCTGTGATATCAACTTGTGAAACTGATACCGCTGATTCTGAAACGTCAGCAGTTTGTGCCGGAGCACTTGCTGATATTTCTGGATACACTGGAATTTGAGCAGTTAAGCCCGCTGTTCCAGTCATATCGTAAACGTTAAACACTGAACCTGCGATTGATTTCTCGCTGGCTGTGAATACGGCTTCCTGTAATATATTTGTATATAATTGGGAGTCCGCTGTTTGTAGTTCTGGTTGTGCCATTACTATTTTCTCCTGTTAGTGCTTTATATTTTGGGTTTGTAGACTTCGTGTCTCAACTTCTTGTATAAAGCAAATTGTTCTGGATCATTAAGATCCAATTTGTTTATATCAACCTTGTTAGCACCTTCAGTAGATGTGTTTGATTTAGATCCGCTACCTGCTGGGCCCGCCGCTACGAAATGGGCATTACCCTGAAGAAATTCTTCAATAAGCCCATCGGGTGTTAGCAACTCACCTTTGTCAGTGTATCGTGTCTGTTTTGATACCGGGTCCACAACTTCAACTGAACCTGTGTCAGTCATCTTCACCTGTTCTCTCACAAGTCTAACGACTTGTTCAGGGTTGATTGCCTTGTGCTTACTCGCTGAATTCAGCAACGCACCATCAATCTTGATAGATGACAACTCGTCAGTCAATTTTTGGATCCTAGAACTGGCCTTCTCGGCTTGCTCCTTGAGTATCTGTTCAAACTCACCTTTTTTCTTTTGCTCTTCTAATCTGGATTGCTCCTCCTTTTCAAGCAAAGTCTTGTAGGTCTCAACATCCACGCCATCAAACTTCTTCAACACTTTGGATTCAGTCGTGTGTTTGACCTTGGCCATAATGTTATCAACGTCTTCTTGTGTGTATGTCTTTACGGGTTGACTTTCCGTTTCCGCCTGCGATGGGGTATTTTTTGTTTGTTCAGGCTGTGCCGCAGTAGCAGTCGCCGTATTCAAATCCGATGTTTCTTGACTCATCGTGTCCTCCTGTTGTTTTCTCGGGTAGTATAGCCCGTATGCGTTTATTTATTGCTAATAGAACTGATCGTAATCTTTAATGCCCCAAGCATCATACCAGCCCTGTTGCTGATAGATCTTCTGGAACTTCTTCAGTTGTTCTAGGTCCTGAATCATTATGAGGGGTGCTTTACCAAAACTGAAACTAACGCCCTTGTGTTTGCCGTTGTTGCTGGGGTGATCATACATCACAGCGAATCTGGGGTTGCTCTCGTGTGCCTGCTGACAGATGTTGGAGAGCCTTTTCTCGCTCACCCGCTTGTTGAAATATATGATAACGATATCAAAACCAAAAACGCCAAAAAGACCACAACACTGATCAATTTGAGCCAACACATCGTCCTGTGCCATCGTGATCTGATACGAATGTTTCTTGATAACTCTAGCCGCAGCCGGACAGATTGCTTTTCCAACTTTCTTATTTGTCTTAACAATCTGTCCTCTAATCCACGCTTCAATGTCTTTACTTCCTACGGCCACTTTTCTTCTTGCCTTTTCTTGTCATAGACGTTTTGGCTGGTTTTCTTCTACCGCTCCTAGTTCCTGGCATAAGACTCCTCCTCTTCTTTATTGTTGGTTTTCTTGTTGATTTTCCTATTAACGCTCCTGCTGTGTTTGTCGTGAACGCCATACAATGGTTCCCTCCCTATGTTCTGGACATCGCTATACAATGTCAT